TTAATGAATCTGACATTTGGTGGTAAATCTTTATATGGATTTGTACTCATGATAGTTTCTTTGTCCAATATTCCAGTATTCATTGCTTCTCTTAGATATTTTATTATGGTTCTTTGTTTTATACCTGTCGATACTTCAAGCTCGTCGAGATATTTTATACCAGATTTATAACAATCAATAGCAAGTTTGAATTTAGACTCTAATGAACTTAAATGACATTTCTCCCAGTCTACACAAGATAGATCAAACATAGATGAGAGAGTAGTATAAATAGATTCTTTTATGTATTCATATCGATTATTATCGTTATAATTGCAATCAATACGCAACATAATGTATCCATTTTTCCTTGCTATATCATCTTTTGTCTTATCAATTAAAATCGTTTTTTGTTTTGTTCTATCTAATATTTCATTATGTCCATGCCCCAAACCACCATCAGTTTCAATTATGTATTTCCAATTATTATAATCAAAAACGAAATCATATATATAACTTTGAGTCCAAGGCTCTTTAACATGATATTTAAAATCAATATTTAATTGACTTAAAACATTCGCCATAAATTTTTCTGGATATGAAAATCCATCAGAGCACGTTACACAAGGCACTCTCCCCGAACGAACAATATCACAAATAGACCGAACATAAATTTTATTACAACAAGGGCAAACAAATTCTATTTTTTTAGAACTTGAAACACCGTTATGAGCATCTTCTCGATTTTTAAATAGCGGAATTAATTCAGGATATTTTTCATCAACATAATTCTTAGGAATATTTTTCCACATATCTTTCCTCCTTGAAAAGAAAGATTTATTGCTGTCTCACGACATGTACTTTCTATAAATAGAAAATAGTGGAAAATATTCCACTACTACATCATAAAACAAATATGTTATTTTGCATTATGCAAATAAAGATCCATATCTATTTTTCTTTTTAGTCTGTGATGGATTTCCAAAAGTCTTTTTACTTACTGTTTTTTTTCCGTCGTTATCATCATGCATATCACCATCTTCAACAGCAAAATTTAACTTGCCAGACTTAGCATATGACAGCAATATAGTATCAAGTTTAGACTTCAATTCATCAACTGAAAATTCTGCATGATTTTCTTTTAAACCCTTGAATTCTTCTGATTCATAAATTCCTTTATAATCATCTGACTCAAAAAGTGCATTTTTAGCTTCGTCAGCCTCTTTCTTTTCATAAGAAGCAAGTTTATCTGAAATTGCAGCATAATTTGATCTCATATTCTGAAGTTCAGAATATTCAGAATCAGTCAGTAATTCACGATGAAGATTATATCTTTCACCATCAAATGAAACATTGTCGCCATCTTTTTTATATGCCTGTCCAAAGATTTTATCTCCATCCCAATTCTCATATGTAAAATGAGAATCATATACAGAATTAATAAAATACCAATCATTATCTGCTTCTTCATATGCGTTTAATAAGTTATAAAGTGCACAACGAATATCGCTGTGAGAAAGTTCAAATGATTTTACGAATTTTTCTGGTTCTGTAGGAGCAGGATCACCTGCCGGATCAGTATTAAACGCCTTAGCAAAGGCAGCCTCCAGTTCTTCATCTGAAAGACCTTCATATGTAAAAGTAATATCATCTACAGTTTTTTCGTATTTCTTTAAAAGTTCTTCAAATTTGTTCACCTGATTGTCCTCCTTTCCATCAGCATTTTCTTTATTGAAATTAGAGAGAGTAGCATTAATCTTCTCTAACATTTCAAGCAATTTTACATTCATATCAAAATTTGCATATACAGAATTATTTTTCTGCTCAAAATCAGCAAGTTGGACATTACTTCCTGCCATTCCTGGACCAACATTTTCATTTAGTAAAGTCAATCCACTAACATAATAATCATCCAGATTTAACACTTTATCCTTAGCATTAAATGATAATTCTCTAATACTCAATTCAACACTACAATCAACCTGTTGTCTACGCTGCATAATATCAATTGCGTCCTGACAATATCCTTCCCAGAGATATCCCTGAATTACAGCTCTGTTAACTCCGGCTTCTTTATCATATTCAATTGTATAATCTTTTTTGATTACACCAACTGGACGTTCTTGATAAGTGATTTTTTCTTCTCCATTTTCATCAGTTTCCACTGTAAAATCATGTGATCCAAAATCTTTATTACCATCAGAATTTTCAACGATATTTGCCAGAATAGGGCGATATGGTATAGATTGTGTATTTTCCTGAAATGTATCTTCGTTAATATTAGATTTGTTTAAGTTGACATGATCATGATATGCAGTAGCGTTAAAAGGACATAATCCTTCTGTATGCTTATTATCATCAGATTTTCCAAATGTAGCGACTGCTGGCATTTGGACGCTAATTTCTGCATTAGATTCTTTGCTGCTGAATTTAGAAAAATTATTCTTCATACAAAATTCAATCAAATCGTCAATAGTTAAGAATTTCTTCAAGATTTTCCTCCTTTCTTTGAGTAATTCTCCTCAAATAAAAGAGGAGTAATCAAATAAATAATTTATCTGAATAGACAACATCGCTTAAATTGTTAAACAGCATTTTGTTGTCATTTAAAAAAGTCCACTGTTTACCATTCTGGCTCACAAGATGAAAACCAGTCTGAATAAGCAATGAAGCTGATTCATCGTTTGTTGTAATTATAAATTTCTTATTATCCATAATTATTATCCTCTTATTTAGCTTTATCAGCCTTATCTTTTGATGCTTCTCCGTCGTCTGTGATTTCTGTAGAATCTTTTGTTGGGGCACCACCAGTATCTGAGCTACCACTTTGAGTGTATGAAGTCTGCAATGGAACAAATAAATTCGATATTCCAAGAACCTGCTGCTCTAATACATTTAATGCCAGAGTTTCTTTTTCAGAAAATTGATTAAGAGTATTGTATGCAAGAGCTGTAGGAAGACCATTTTGCGCCCCCTCCAAAAGTTCTTTTTTAAATTCATCTTTTGTATAAGCAGAAACTTCAAAGAATTTTACCTTGGCTGGGTTAGAGACCCAATATGTAAGGAAGCGGTTAACCCATCCCTGAGTCTGTGGTAGAAGCATAGAAATAGCTAATTCTGTATCGGCACGAATTGCTGCTCCAAAGGCTGTTGTACCTGAGATGGTAGCACTATTAAGAATTTGAGCGCCACCAGAAGAATTGAAAAGAGTTTCTGTAGCTTTTGCTATTTTGTTCGTATCTGTTGCTTTATCATTATTAAACGAAATCTGATCTAATTTTCCTGGCACAATAGCAGCAGAAGTATAGTCAGGGAGACATTCATTAATCATCCTGTTAAAATACTCAATAACAATATCCGGATTAACTTTCCAATCGTCTGGATCCTCACTACCAGTTATCGTTTCAAGTTCTAACCAGATCATTTTATAAATATCCTGAGCGTCAGCAATAGCCTGTAGATCGTCTAAATCAATAAGATTGATAATTCCAGATAATAAACCAGAGAATGGTGGAACTACAGTTTCCCAATCTTCAGCTCTGGCTTTTAAGCAAATAGCATATTCATCTGGCATAGGCTGCCACTTTCCATTTGTAGTATCACTTTCATAGGCACGATACATTGACTGGAAGGGTTCACCCCATAATTCCAACATAGTCTGTCTGGATCTGAAATAACTCATATCCATTACAAACGCGAAATCACCGGTATTGTATATACCAGAAATTTTACAATAATCTGGATCAAGCGGAAGAATAAACATTCCTATTTCATCATAATAAGCGCATCCATAAAAAACATCTTCTCGAAAACAAATAGTATAAGCTTTTAAAAACTCATACTGAAGATTTAACTTATCCAACACATTTAATGTGTCCTGATAAGAACTAAGCATGGCATTCGTATCTACGCCTGCAACCATATCATATTCCGGAATAACAGATCTTGCATCTAAACAAAACATGTTTGCATTATATGCAATTAATCTATAATAAGCATGACATCGATAATAAAGATATCTTGATAAATTTCTTAAATTCTTTTCATTACTTCCAATATTTTGCAGGTAAGTACGAAGACTGTCCTTACTATAAGCTGTCACTGCTTTAGTGCTTGTCTTAGTGATATCACGAAGAGATTTTGCTCCTTCCATAGCAGCAGCATAATTTTCAATATTTTTTTTATTTTTTTGATACCAATCACGCATTTCAGCCGTATTATTCAGCTGAGAAGGTGCTGGATCAATTTTTTTTGCAGTAGAAACTTTTTTTGCAGAAATATTTCCTTGTTGTCTAGCCAAGTAACAGCACCTCCTTTGAAATATCATATAATTATATTAAGTTTCGAACATAGAATGTACAACGCCTTTTCTAATCGTAAGTTTTTGAACTAACGATTTGTCAACTTTAGGTTTACGTTTTGCAGTAATATTTTTCCGGCGTTCAGTTTGAAGAGCATAAGAACACATACATGTAACGTAAGCTCTATCATCATGAAGACGGTTAGCTTTTTCAGGACACAATTCAAATGAATCTTTTCCTGATTGTCGTGGAATACGGATCATATTTACAAGTTCCTCTTTTAATGCATCGATACTTGAGAGAGAAGCTTCTTCTTGCCAATTTAATTTTTCAATATGGCTCTTAACATTTTGAAGTTTATCTAATTCTTTTTGAACATTGTAATCAATTTCTTCATCTGTCATTTTCTGTTTTTTATATTTGGCAATTAGATCTTTTTTAGTTTTTTCGTATTTATCCTTATCAATATCAAATATTGTAAGATATCCTTTGTTATCGTATGTAGCCGTGAACTCAATTTTATCCTGATTCATCATCTCAATCATGGCTTCATACATTTCTGATTTGTATTTAGTTGGTTCCATTAAATGAAGCTTATTGACTGCATTTGGGAATTTTTTAACATATTCTTCTGAATATTCTTTGTCAATCAGTCCTCTATGAGTTTTACCGGATTTATCTTTCCAATCAGGCATTAAATAGTCAGCAATATTAACACCACCACCACCAGAACCGGCATCAATATAAACTCCGAGAATATTGCTGTAGTTTTCATCCCCACCCTGGTTATAATCGAGAATAACTTGTTTCAAATATTCAATCTGGGCTGGTGTTTGCATAGGTTTCTTTTTCTTTTTATTGCTTATATCAATAAGATTTATACAATTTAAAAGTCTCATTTTATATTCAAGATCTCCATCTTGATTTTTTTCAGAGTAAATTTCACAAACCAAAATTACCGAATTATCTCGACTTCGAGCCGGGTCATATGCAATAACAATTTTTCTTTTACCAGTATCGTTATATAACACTGGTTTACGAATCACTTCATTACGCGCAATAACGCCTCTACGAATAATCGCATTAGCACCTGCATCAGAAGTAAATTCACAATAATACTCTCTACGCGCTTTTTCTGGATTAGAACGCATTTCTGCAGCTACTGTACCGGGTGTTAACAAAGGTTCCATTGTTTCTCCACGAATAGTTGGTTTAAATGCAACTTCACAATCAATATGAGCTACAAAATAATCAGGATCTCCCATGAGTTGTCGTTTGCTAAAATCTCTATATAACTTATAGAATTTTGTATCTGTAGAAGAAGCGGAAGAAATATAAAATAATTGGTTTGGAATATTTGATGGAATACATCTTAGACGGTTACGATCGATTGATTTGCCATCACGATCCTTACCAGACTTAAAGCTTTTATTTACAATTGCAAAAGCTGCATATACCGACATCATTTCTTCATCAAGGAATCCACATTCATCAAATACAACACTACCACGCATACCTCTTTTTTTATCTACATTACTGTTAAGTGTTTGAGTAAATGAGCCATTATAAAGGGAATATGAGAATCCATTAGAAGAGTGACTGAAGCCATCTCCAGCAGCATTTTTAATTTCAATTTCTGCCTTAAAAATATAACCTGTAGAACCAAGCATAGTATCTATATTATCATTCGCAAGCCTTTCGAGCGTCGTAAACGTTTGTTCAGCCTGTGATCCAGAACCGGAAGCAATGTATGTCCAATAGTTATTAAATAGCATATCTTTTGCCATGATCATAATATCTATCAATGTAGATTTACCAAATCCACGGGTGCACACTAACAAAACATTCGGACAGTTCCAGGCTCTCTGAATTACCCATGCCTGTGCATCAAGTAATTCTATATTAAAAAAATCATTTATAAATCTTACAGGATTGCATTGATAATATTTCTGAAGATTTGCAATTTTCATAAAACCTTCAAGTTTGCGTGAAGATAATGGGTAAACTCCAGGCTTTACAAAAATCTTATTTCCCTGTTCACAATAATTAAGCTTCGGAAGCTCTTGAATCAGATCCGGATTCATCATCATCGGCCACCTCCGTTTCTTCTTCATCGGAGGAGAAGCAGGAGAATAGTTCATTTAAATCGACTAAATTATCCGGCTCTATTAAATTATGTTCTTCCATATAATCTTTAAGATCAATATTTTCACGTAATAAAATACGAGAAATTTCTTTGTAATTGTCCAAATCATCACGAAGCTTTGTTATCATTTCTCTTTGTTCTGCTAGCATATCAGAATATTCTGATTCATCCAGTCGGAGCTGCTTCAATATAGAAGCATTACTCATATCCATAACCTGACGCATGCCACGACAAGTTCCGATATCGAATCCATTTACTTCACCTTCACGCAAATTCATTTCTTTGATTTTACGTATTTTACCAGTCCAAGTATTTTCACCTTTTTTAGCATTTTTATTATTCTTTAAAGAAATACAACTTTCAGCAGCGAGATCCTTAATAATGGCAGTAAGATCTTTTTTACTCGCCTGTAGTGTTTTTATTGTAGCGGAATTTGTTCTAAGTTTTTGAACGTCAGACATATAAGTAGCAATAGCATTATCAATTTTCGATTGCTGTAAAAATGCTCTTACAATAGAAATAGCAGAAGCAGTACGCATCATATCGTCATTTGCGTCTTCACTAGAATCAAGCAACCCAATTAATTGAGAGTATAGAAATGGTTGATCAGACAATGCTTCTTGTTCAAATGGATCATATCCAATCAACCTAATTACATCAGCTTTATTCTTTTCAAAACCTTCATAATTATCCTGGGACTCCTTGCCTTTTATAACATCTGCAGGAGTCTTTTCATCTTCATATATAATTTTTTGTTTAAAAAAATCAGAGTCCTTGAATTGTTTTCCAGAATATTGCTGCATTGCAATGGTTCTTATATATGTACTCCATGCATTTTGTTTTGCTCCTGGAATACCAGCATTTCTTTCAGCTGCTTGAACACTACTATTATAGACATTTTCTAAAAACGGTTTATTCAAATACTGCAGAGCAAGAATAATTGATTCTTTTGTCGGTTTATGTTCTTCTCCATTTTCATCTGTTCTTAATG